ATGCGCGACTATGTGTCTATCACTAAGAACACTGCTGCGGCGGCGGGCTATACAGAGCACTTCGACAGCACCTACCTGGTTGGACCAGGTGAAAGCGTGATCGGTCGGAGTGTCTACGTTGCCGACCCAGATGGGAACAAAACCTGGCTAAAAACCAGGAGGACGTTCGCAGAGGCTCAGAAGGCAGAAGCCTTTAATGCTTTTGTGGAGCAGCTCTGCAAGGGTGTTATCCCGGTAAAGCGAAAAGCTAAGGGTAAGAAGGTCCGTAAAGACGATCTTATGCCTAGCGTGATAATTGGTGACGCGCATATTGGGGCTCTGGCGTTTAAAAAAGAGACCGGGGACCGTGATTTTAATGTGGGTAAGGCTACCCGAGAAGTAGATGAGGCTATCTGCGCCCTGGTAGAACAGATGCCAGAAGCCAAAAACGGTCTATTGGTATCACTGGGAGACCTGGCGCATTCCGATAGAGGGAACCCTGCGAGCACCACAAAGGGCACCCTGGTTGATATGTCGTGCTCTTACGAGGACCAGCTTCGAGCGTGCGCCCAGGTCCTGATGAACGGCGTTGAGCAGATGCTTAGCAAGGTAGACAACGTGACCCTGGTGGTCGCTAGGGGAAATCACGACGATCACACCAGCCTGGCGGTCCAGGTTATCCTGGAGACCTATTTTACAAAAGAGCCCAGGGTAAATGTGCTAAAATCGTCTCAGTACGTACATTATGTGAGATGGAATAAGTGGCTTCTTGGTGTACACCACGGGGACAAGATTAAGGCCGCTAAACTAGCTCAGGTCATGCCCAGGGATATGCCGAAGGATTGGGGTGAGACGACTCACAGGCAGTTTTTGGTGGGCCATTTCCACCATGCCTCAGTGCAGGAGTTTGAAGGAGTAATCGTGTCTAAGCACGGTTGCATGGCTCCACCAGACCGCTGGCATTCAAGTATGGGCTATAATTCAGCGCACACTATGGACCTGATTGTTTACAAGGCAGAGGGAGGTAAGCTCATGACTTGCACCTACGAGATCCCTCGAGAATACGACCAAGCGAATGTGGTGAATTAAATGCAAGATAGGCTCGGTAGGCTCGAGGACAAGATCGACTCCCTCCAGGACGCAGTGATTAAACTGGCCAGGGTTGAGGAACGGATCGTCACAGTATTTAACAGGCAATCCGATATAGATAAAAAAGTCGATCGAATTGAGACCGAAATTCATGAGCTTTCGCTTAAAATAGGCGGCAGGTATTCAGAGAGGATTTTCTGGATATTATTCGCAACAATCGCAACAGCCCTATCCAATTACTTCTAGGTGAAATTATGAGAAGCCTACTTATTATCCCAATGGTATTACTAGCCTCATGCAGCCAGGCTCAGTTCGTGGCTGATGGGGTCAATAAATACTGCGAGCTCCCGGCTGAGTCTAGGGCCGCTAATCGTGAGGCGGTAGCAGTAGCAGTAGCACCGAACCGTATTGAAATTACCTGCGTCGAGTAGAGAGTGCGTAGAGAGGGCTGCAAGCTACTCGCTACAGTCTTACTCTGATATCCCTAATTGCATCAGGATTGAATCCTGGTGGACCTCAACGACCGCCTTTGTAATCATTGGCGAGAAGGTTAATTACGTCGTCTTCAGGGGCACACAGCAGCCCCAGGACTGGCTTTTTAATTTATCCGCCTTACCCTACCGATATAACCGTAGATGGGCTCATGCGGGATTTGTGACGGCTCACAAGTCTGTTTGGAAGCGCATCCGAAGACTTTTGGATCCTAACAAGCGAACGGTGTTCTGTGGCCACTCCCTGGGCGCAGCTCTGGCAGAGCTCTCAGCTCATTGTTGCCAGGACTTTGCTGACCTTTCCCTGGTGTGCTTTGGCAAGCCGAATGTCTTTTTGGCCCGATCTAAGCAGCGCATGACGCACCTGCAAGTGCAGATCTCGTTTGTATCTGGGTCCGATGTTGTTACCAGAATACCCAAACTATGTTATAGACCTGACCAAAACCAGACGATGGTTTACTTTGATAATGACGGGCGGACCATAATCAACCCGGAGCGCGACTATGTTAAGACTGATTTCGGCCTGGGCGACAGCGTTTCAGATCACTCGATGGATGGTTACCGCAATCTTGTTGTTGGTGATTTCCTTAACATCGTCGAGCTGCGCGGTTAGCAATAACCTCAAGGATGGCTATCAACTGGGCGATATAACCAGGGGAGTGGCGGAGGACTTGAAATGGTATTGCAGTTTCCCAATGACGTATGCGCGGTCCGCAGGAAGGACTACAATCCTGCTAACGACCGGGATAACCCTGATCGATCCGTGCAGGATAGGCTCATGACAGATAATGTAGTGGACTTTCCCAAGGCTACCGGCCTAGATGATTACTATGGGATTATGGGTGCGTATGATCTGGAGCTGACAGAGCTGACTACTAAGGCTTTGGAATTAGGCTTAGACGTTCATACCATTGTTGGATTATTACAGGCCCAGGCTCAATTCCTAATATCCTTGGAGCTATACGAAGATGAAGACTGAGCTCGAAAAGATGCTTATCAGGCACGAAGGGAAAAGATCTTTACCCTACGAGTGCAGCGCCGGCAAGATAACAATCGGGGTCGGAAGGAACCTTGAGGACAACCCTCTCACCGAAGACGAGATTATGTATCTCCTGCGGAATGATATTGCTAAATTCGAGAAGGAACTAAATCAGTACGGATGGTTTAGGATGATGGACCCGGTGCGCCAGGACGCATGCCTTAATCTTATCTTTAATATTGGACATACTCGGTTAAGACATTTCCGTCGCATGATCAGAGCCTTTGAAAGCCGTGATTATGACCTGGCGGCAGACGAGCTCCTTGACAGTAAATACGCGCTCCAGGTTGGAGATAGAGCAAATGAATTGTCCGAGATTATTAGGACAGGCAAGTATCAATAAAGTTTGACTCCCCTCTGATAAGGTCATAGAATTAAGCTTCTTAACTGGAGGCTTAATCATGAAACAAATATCCCCGGCCGATCTGGCCAAGCATCTCTTCAAGACCGACGGGCATTTCGCCCCGAATCCCTATAACTGGGCAAGCCCAGAAAGAGCTGAATTTTCTAGGACTATCTACGAGCTTTATGTAGCAGAGTCTGAAGAAATCAGTGCCAGGCTTCAAATAAACTCTGAAGGTGCGGAGGCTATATGCCAGTAAATATACACGGCAAGGAATACTTCACAGTCGCAGAGCGCGTATCAGCGTTTAGGGCAAAGCACCCAGATCTTTCCATTGAGACTGAAATTGTCCGATGGGAGGGTGATGACGTGGTGGTCAGGGCGTCAATTAGTAATGACGGCAAGATTATTGCTACAGGGCTCGCACATGAGGTCCGTGGGTCTACCAACATTAACCGCACGTCGCACGTCGAGAATTGCGAGACTTCTGCTATTGGTAGATGCCTAGCTGCATTCGGGATGGGTGGCACTGAGTACGCTACAGCAGATGAGGTGGCTAACGCTATCACTCAGCAGAACGAAGCGAAGGCCGGCATGTCTGACAAAGAGGTTAACGAGCTCCTCATTGAGAACACGACAACCATGCTGGCTTATTCAGATTCTATCCTGGCTATCAAGGCAGGAATCTCCCTGGACGATCTAAGCACTGCATCTGAGGAATGGTTCTCTCTTGATGATGAGGTTAAGCGTCGTCTCTGGAAAGCTCCTAGCAAGGGCGGACCCTTTACAACCAGGGAGCGGGAGATCATAAAGTCTACCAAATTCCGCACAGCAAATGGTGATGCAGATGAATCAGAAGCCCAGACAGGCTGAAAGAGGGAAGCGCTATAAATCATGCGAATGCTGCATGGAAAGAATCAAGATCCGTAACGATTACTTGATATGCGACGACTGTGTCGCTTTAACTATGTTAATAACAAACCTATGGAGAAGTAATAATGCCTTACGATAACACTAATTCTGGCTTCACACGAAAGGCCGAAAAAACAGAAGATTGGCATGATGATTTTAAGGGAACCATCGATGTAGAGGGCAAGGCCTACTTTCTTGGTAGCAGATGGTATCCTCCAAAGGATGGCAAGGATGGTTTTTTTAAGCACAAACTGCGGCCCAAGATGAATCAACAGGATAGTGCTCCTCAAGCCCCTGCTGCTCCCGCTGCGCCGGCGACGCCTGATGAATTTGCAGACGATATCCCCTGGTAGGTGACCTATGGACTTTGGTAAAACCTTACGAAAGCTCCAGGATAAACGAGGCGTCAAGGCAGTAGATCTGGCTCGGCGTCTCGGGATTTCTAAGCAGATGGTTAGCTACACTGCTTCCCGGAGCGATGTAAAAATCAGCACACTACTTGAGTATTGCGGTGCTCTGGGTGTTAGCTATCAAACTTTTATGCGGGAGGGTGTTAAGGATGCAGCAAGCAAGGAGTGATTTCGATTTGCTGTCTGAGGCGATGGAGGAGGCTGCCTGGAGCGCAGAAGCGTTTCGCCGGCCTCACGCTATTGTAATGAACCTCGAGGGCTATACGGTCGTCGATAAACAGTATCTAGAACCGGGAGATGTGATTCTTGAGATCTTTAATTCGGTGGCCCCGCCAGTATGCGGCGGAGATTATAGCGTTGAAGACGAAGGAGGAGAGGCTAGCAGCTTTGCAACAAGTACCTGGCGAGTGGATCCCTATCGTAAAAAAACATGTGGAGATAAGCTTTGAGCGCAGAAAACTTCAGCGAGATAGAAGCACTGGGGGAGAAGTTCGCAGAGGCGGAGTCCAACAGGATTTATTTACTTGAGTACCGCAAGAGTCTTAAGGCTATCCTTATGGCCCAGGCGGAGGCAGATAACCCTGGCGTGGCCCTACAGAAGCAGGAGAGGTTTGCTTACTCTCATAAGGACTATCTGGAGCTTCTTCAGGGGATTAAGGCGGCGGTTTACCAATCTGCTAAACTGAGACACCAGATCAAGGTAATGGACACGAGGTTCGAGACATGGCGCACGAAACAAGCGACGAAGAGAGCAGAGCTGACTCGTCTTCC